GATGAGTACAATCTTAAGACAACGGGCGATCAGTTTGGCATGCAGTACGATGACGCCAAAAATGGAACAACAACCAGGGTAGACTGGAAGACTGAAATTAAAGTAAGGATTCCGGAGTAAAAAGATATGACCGAGCCAAGAATACTTACTACTGACGATATAGAGCTTATAGCAGCGCGTGCTGCGGGTAAGGCGTTAGAAAAAGTATGACCCAAATAGCTAATGGTTCAACTGAGAGAGTTAGAGCAACAGCACTTGATTCTGCTGGCGCATACCTAACCGGATTAACTGACGTATTGATTGAGATACGAAGAAAATCTGACGGGTTCTACTTCGATTTCAACGATACGACATTCAAATCTACTGGGTGGACTACGCGACAGTTGGCTATGACGGAAATGGACGCAACCAATAGCGCGGGTGCTTACTACTACGACTTCAATACAGCATCTCTTTCAGATGACGATTACTTTGTCCGTGTATCTCAGACGGGCAGCACCATGATTAACGTGCCCCAAGAGGGCGAATTAAAGGTAGGCGGCTTTATTACTGATATAACATCGGTATTAGCTGATACTAACGAGCTACAATCTGACGATGTTCCTACGCTTATCTCTACACTGGATGCCGTTGTGGACACCGTCAAGGCCGAAACTGTATTAATTCTTGCTGACACAGCAGTAATAGGTGCAGCAGGAGCAGGCTTAACGGCCTTAGCTACTCAAACCAGTGTTAATACGATTGACGGGATAGTAGACGCTATTCTTATTGACACTAATGAGTTACAAGTAGACGACATTCCAGCTAAGATTGCAGCACTGGATGTGGTAGTTGATACAGTCAAGGCTGAAACAGTACTGATACTTGCAGATACAGCGGACATGCAACCCAGAGTTGCAGCAATTGAAACTGACACAAGCACTACGTTACAGGCTGAGTTGGATGCAATCCAAGCAGCCGTCATAACTAATGCTGCTGGTGTAGACATCGCAGCAGACATTATTTCGTTGAAGGCTGAAACCGCGCTGATCGTAGCAGACACTAACGAATTACAGGTGGATGATGTTCCTACGTTAATTTCAAACCTTGATGTTGTGGTAGATACAATCAAAGCCGAAACGGTGTTGATACTCTCAGATACTAACGATATTCTTGTAGACACCGCCGACATTCAACCGAACTACGCAACTTCTACAGCCATAGCTACGGTGGATGCTAACGTAGACACTATGGTAGCCGGTATTATAACCGGCACTGCACAGACAGGTACTCTGTCAACAACTGCGTGTTCCAGTGATTTAACGGGATACACAACAGATCAACTGATAGGACGTATTATAACTTTCTACGGTGCTGGTCCTTCTAGTGGAGAATCGTCTGACATAACGGATTATGTCTCTACTAACGGAGTGATAACTTACACATCCCTAACTCTAGCACCAGAGAATACTAACCCGTTTAAGATAACGTAAAATGGCTATATCAGCCAATAGAGTTACCCGCTTTGGACTAGATGGGGGCATCTGGAGTCCAGGGGGAGGTTTCAGTACTGAAGAAGAAGAAGAAGAAGTAGATTCAACACCAGAAGCAGCAGCAGTTGGTGGTGATACTGGGACAGAATACGAGAACTGGCGTTCTAAAATAAACGACAAGAATAAACGAAGTATGCGAGCCAGACTACGAGATGACGAAGAAGTGGCAGCTTTACTAATATTACAAATGATTCGGAGAGGTTAACACAATGTCAGGATTAATATATGACGTACAATATGCTCTAGTGGCAACAAACACGGCTATCGCACCCTTTGGGGGTGCTCGATTACACGGTGTACTAGTTACTGTTGCAACTGCTACTAACATAATTACTATACGAAACGGATTGACTGCTACAGGAGACATTGTAGTCAGTATACCAGCTTCGTCGGCAGTAAATACTTTCGTAGATATGAAAGGTATACGAATGAACACTGGAATCTTTGCAGATTTTACTGGAACTGGTACTATAGTTGTTATGTATAGCACTGGTTAATTTATGGAAGACAGAGAATACTTTGATAATTATCTTGACTTGTTTGTCAGCAAAGGTTGGCTACAATTCATAGAAGATAACCAAGGTGTCTTAGATAATCTAGATGTACGAACCTCGAAGAATTGGGATCAACACATAGAGATTAAAACAGAACTTGAAGTGAGAGAACTCATAGCAAGCTTTGAAGAAGGCATCAGACTTTCAATGGAAGTTGAAGAGGAGGATGACTTAGATGATGATGTATGAGTACGAATGTAGGATTCATGGTGTATTTGAAGCTATGGTAGAACAGGAGAACCGAGGAATACCTCGACCCTGTTCAGACTGTGGTGCTGAATCACCCAACGTAGTTAGTGCCCCCAACATTGATCTAGAGGGAATCTCAGGAGATTTCCCTTCAGCCTACAACACTTGGGGTAACAAGCATAGCGGTGTTAAACAAAAGTCTCATTGGTTAAATGAAGACTAGTGTCCACCTAGAAGTACGTTATTCTGAAGGTAGCTTCTAGTTACCTGAAGTTTATTACAGTAAACACCACAATCCTAGTATATAGGACGGAGAAGATAGATGAGTGATCAGAAAGTCGTAATTGAAGATTTAAAAGCCAAAGTCCCTGAACCAGTAGTAGTTATTGATTCGTTGGAAAGTGCTGTTTCTCAAATTGAGGAAGTAGTTACTCAACCGGTTGAACAAACTGCTGTAGAAAGTTCTTTTGATATGCCAGCTAAGTTTAAAGATAAATCTCCAGAGGAGGTGGCCCAAGCTTACGTAGAGTTAGAGAAGAAAATTGGCACGCAGGGAAATGAAATTGGGGCACTCCGCAAGATTGCGGATGACTACATCTTAAAAGGCGACATTCCTAATGTACCTCAAATAGAGGATAATACACTCACTCAAGAAGAACCAAAAGACGACATTGATTACTACTCTGAACCCGAACGAGCAATAAAAGCTAAAGTTGATGAGGCATTAAAACCTTATCAAGAGGAGCTGATTGGTATGCGTCGTGAGAAGTTTGGAGCACAGCTTAGTCAAGATCATCCCGACTATGAGGAAATCTTCGGAAAAGAAGAGTTCCATACGTGGCTCCAAGAGTCACCCATGAGGGTAGAGATGTTTGCTAGAGCAGATAGGGATTATAACTACGATGCGGCTAATGAGTTGTTTACCGGATGGAAAGCAACACACCCAAGCGTAACTCTCCCTGGACCAACTGATGATGTTGTTAGTGCCGCTACACTAGAAACCAACGATAACGTTGTTGATGTAGCGCCTACTAAGAAATATCGAAGGGCAGACATAGTTGAACTAATGCAGACTAACCCCACTCGCTATAGAGCTTTATCAGAAGAGATTCTGCAAGCCTACAAGAATGGTAATGTTGTCTAATTCATAGCAACTCCGTTGCTTTCTATACTATTAATTGAGGTAATTTAACATGACGAGTACTACTTATCCCCCTACTGGAACAGCTAATATGGCTACCGGTGTTACGTCCCTTGATAACTTCATCCCCGAATTGTGGTCGGATGAAATTATCGCTGCCTTTAAGAGCAACTTGGTGATTGCAAACCTAGTCTCTGAAATTCCCCATACGGGGAAGAAGGGCGATACTATTCACATCCCTACTCCTACCCGAGGCGATGCTGCGAAGAAAGCAGAAGCAACGGCAGTTACGATCATAAGTAACGTTGAGAGTGTGACTGATCTTTCGATCAACGAGCACTGGGAATACACGCGATTGGTTGAAGATCTTGCTGCACTGCAGTCGATCAACAGCTATCGTAACTTCTATACCGATGATGCAGGCTACAGTCTTGCATCTCGTACAGATCGTGAAATCTTCAAAGATGTTCACTTTCTTCAAGGTGGTGCTGCGTTAGCACGCGCTACCGTTTGGGAGAAAGCGGTCATTGGATCTGATGGTTCGACGATCTTTGCCGGTACTGGTGGTGGTAACAGCGCCAAAATCACCGATGCTGGATTGCGTACTATCATCCAGAGTCTAGATGATGCTGACGTTCCTTCAGCTGATCGCTGCTTAGTCATTCCTCCGGTTGAGAAGAACAACTTGATGAGTGTTCCTCGTTTCACCGAGCAAGCATTTGTTGGTGAGGGTGGATCAGCTAATACGATCCGTAACGGACTCGTAGGTGAACTGTATGGTGTAGACATCTTTGTCAGCACCAACTGTCCGTTCATCTGGACCAACACAGCCCTTAACACGGTGGTTGTAAACTTCAGTGGTACAGCACCTAGCTCTGCTACGTATTCTGACGAATACTCCGATGTTATCGGGGATACGCTGGACATGAGTTCTGGTACTATCGCAGCTCATCGTGGTTGCTTCTTGGGTCATAAGAGCGCACTTGTACATATACCGCAACAGGGTGTAAGAACTCAGACGCAGTATAAGCAAGAGTACTTGTCTGATCTCTTCACGGCTGATGTTGTATTCGGTCATGGCGAGCTTCGTGATGATGCCGGTTTTGGTATTGTTGTACCCTCGTAATAACTAATAAAGAGGGGGCTACCTAGCCCCCTCATTTAGGAGATAAGATATGGCTAATGCAGTAACTTTAGGAAGCTCTAAGCGACAGCGTGAGCAGTTTACAGGAGCATTCTCTGATATGTGGCAAGTGACAGCAGTAGCTGTTTTTGACACTAACGTAGGAGCTGATGCTGGAGAAGAGTTCTCTCTAACTGTAGCGGGAGTTGCTCTAGGTGATTGTGTGATTTGTATTGCACCTACCGGAGTAGATCCAGAACCCAACGTGTTCACGTATCATGCTGAAGTAACAGCAGCTGATACAGTTAGTGTAGCAGTACATGCTGCCGCAGCTGACACACCGGGACCCACAGGATTCAAGATCCTAATTGGTAGACCTTCTTGGTAGATTAACAACACAGGATAAATCAATGAAATTCGAGATCCCTGATCACCACAAAAACAACTTAGTAAATTTCTGCCAGTTTTATGGAATCACTTTAGAGGAGTTAGCAGAAGACAATGGCGATAACCTTCCTACAAGCAGTCAACCGAACCCTAGTGAAGCTACGAGAGGACGAGGTAAGCGATCTAACACAGGCTGATTCCTATCAGAAGCTCATTGCTGCGTTTGTTAATGAAGCTAAAGAGGAAGTAGAGAATGCCTGGACTTGGAACACTCTTAACGATCTAGAGACTGTAACTACGGTTGCAGGTACTTCTGAGTATGCCCTTACAGGTTGGGGAGATGAGTTCACTGTATCTCATGTCTACAACAGCTCTCTCAACTATATGATGCGTGGTCCCATGCCTAACTGGAAGTTAGACCAATGGGAAGAGATATCTACAGCATCTGGTACAGTCCTTTGGTGGGACATATACCAGACATCCGGTAGTGGTGATGCCCAGATAAGATTCTGGCCCGAACCAGCGGGTGTATACACCATAAAGGTGTGGGGATTCCACCACCAGGCTTACCTAGAGACTGCCACAGACACTTCAACAGTAGTAACAGTACCATGGAAGCCTGTAGTGTTTGGAGCTTATTATCGCGCTGTGAGCGAGCGAGGAGAGGATGGCGGACAGGTGTATGACGAAGCAGTACAAGCATATGAAAATGCTTTGAGTGATGCTGTTGCATTGGATGCCTCGCAGGGTAACACTCAAACAGAGTGGCATAACGAAGACCTAAATAGAAAGTCTAGTAGTTACATAGGTCTACCGTAGTGAAGTATTTTACAAATACTGACAACAGAGGGTCTGCTTAAATGCCGGTACCTTTACTACCTCTTACAATACAGGCTCCAGGATATAAGGGGTTAAACACTGAAAACAGTGATTTAACCTTAGATCCCGGATGGGCTACTCAATTGAATAATGTTGTGTTTGATACTTCAGGTCGAGCATGTTCTAGAGAAGGGAACGTAGTTGTATCGACCAACGATCCTTTTGCAGCCAATCCACCAAGAGTGATACACATACATGAATCCATAGACTCTAGTGGAAACACTCTGTCAACCCCCATTATAGCGGGATTAGATTCTTCTACCTACAAGATATTTCAAGGTACTTCGGGAAGCCTCACTGCCATAACTGGTAGTATAACAGGTTCTACAGAAAGTAACTTCCAATTCACAGATTTCACTAAAGACGCATCAGGAACACTAACAGAGCACATAATTGGGTTCCAGAAAGGACACGCACCTATTGTAGCAGCTTCTACAGCTGGAGTTCCACAAGCATTCGCTGATTTAGCTGGTACAGCGATACCAGCCTCCGGTAACTGTGTTCACTCAGCGTTTGGTAGACTGTGGTGTACTGACGATGCAAGACAAAAGCTGTTCTACAGCTCTCTTCTTCTGCACACACATTGGACCACCACAGGTGGTAACTTGGTTATGTCAACCTACTGGCCTAATGGTAACGACCACATAATTGCTATTACTAATTGGGAGAACAAACTAGTAGTCTTTGGTGAACAAAGCATCATCATCTTTCAAAACATGGATTCAGTATTCACAGGAGGAAACTCTCTGTGGGATATAGTAGACGGTATCGGATGTGTAGCACGGGACAGCGTGCAGTCCATAGGATCCGACGTACTCTTCCTAAGTGATAGTGGTGTTCGTAGTCTACGCAAGACGGTAGTAGAGGGTAAAGCACCCCTCTCAGACTTCTCTGATTCAGTCAGGACCGAGCTTCTCTTGAGTGTGACCAACGGGGACATGGACTACGTTAAGTCTCTGTACAGCCCCGACAAGGGCTTCTACTTACTAATATTCGGTGACGTTGGTAAAATATTTCATTTTGATGTATCAAATATAGAACAAGCCAGAAGTCTGCCAGAGGCTGAGATGGTCAGGATATCTACCTGGGACTCCACTGACATTTACTGTGGAGCTGCTGCTAGAAGCAACGTCATTTATCTAGGGGTACACCCCGACTCAGACAACATAGGTCAACTAGCCAAGTATGGTGGATACGTTGACGGAACATCGACATACCTGATGGATTATACTTCTCCTTGGTTAGACCTGTCTTCTGAACAAGAAGGAGGTACTTGGTTAAAGATAATAAAGAAGATTAATCTTCTCATGCAGGGTGGAGATACGTACACAGCTACATTAGGATTATCCTACGACTTCTCTCCGGTGTATAAGCAGTACAACAAAGACGTAGCGGTACTAGGTACTTTAGTGTATGAATACACAGCAGAGTCTACTACTGTAGGACCTGAGTACTGGCCTGAAGGTTCCTCTGAAGCTAGTGCAGCAGAGTATGGTACGTCAAAGCCTGTACCTAGCCGAGTGAAGTTCAATGTTAGCGGGGATGGTCAATTCTTCAGGATGTCAATCACGGTACCCATAACCGGATATCAACTCTGTTTCCAACAGATTGATGTACTCCTTAAAAGAGGACGAATAGCGAGATAGAACTATGACAGATTATACAAAAGCAGTTGACTTTGCAGCCAAAGATGGACAGGCAAGTGGTACTGCTACTAAGACAATATCGGGTGCTACACTAGATGCTGAATTTGAATTAATTCAAACAGCTAGTGCTACCAAAGCTAACTCGTCAGACGTACCAGCGGCGATATTTGCTTCTGGAGATCAACTAGTATTTGCTGGAGCCACTCCTTCTGGATGGACTGTGTTAGGAACTAATGCTAATCATGCTATTAGACTTAATGCCACCATACAAACCGGAGGTGTCATCGGAGGTACTGTAAACTTCTCAACTGCTTTCGCTAGTCAAGCAATCAATGCTAATACTGGAAACCCAACCTCAAGCTTCACTCACACACATGGAGATTCATTTGCAACCAGTGCTAGTAGTAATGACCATTATAACATACAGTCTGGAGTAGTAAATGATTCTGCACCTAATACAGTGTTTGATGGAACAGCGCATACCCACACAGTAACAGGCTCTGTTTCAACAAGTTCTGACTTGAATCACGTTCACTCGTACAGTGACACAATCAATTTGGCAGTTAAATATCAAGATATGTGTGTAATAACTAAGACGTAACATGAGTAAACCGATCTGCCCATTAATAGGAGATCCCTGCATGGAATCTGGATGTGAGTTTTGGGATTTAATACCAGCTTCAGTAGATCGACCAGAGGGTCCACAATATGCTTGTAGGTACGATATAGCTAACAGAATGCAGATGGATACAGCTAACTTGTTGAGCTTGGTTTTAAAAAGTGCTGAGCACGGTCGAGAGACCAATGCTCAGTTCATCAAATCAGGAATACAGAATAAACCTACTAAAGAATTGAATAATTTATTAGGATTATCTGACACATAATGAAAAAGCAGTTGTTAGATCAAGCAGGTCATTACTTTATAGGAATGTTATTAGCAGTAATATTTCATAAGGTTGGTGTACCGTCTGGAATGGTTGCCTCAGTAATTCTAACGTTAGCTTTGCTACGTGAAATGCACCAACATAGGTGGGATACTAATGACCTCAAACAGGGATCAACAGTTGACATGATATTTTGGACTCTCGGCGTGTTAGCAGGGGTGTCTATTTAATATGACTCAGATACCCCAAGCAGTGCTGGATCAATACAAGCAACGAGGAATAACTGCTCGTCCGGGTACTGGTGCGTTTACTAAACAAGTATCTACTGCTGCTGCTAATAGGCCACCACCACGATCTTACAGCGAATTTTACAACATTGGATCCGGCTGGTCCATGCCCGACCAAACCGCGCAGGAGTCCGCGTGGACTAATTCCGCTTATAATCCAACCCAAAATGATAACGGATACACTAGGTTCGACCCTAACGTATATGGAGGCGGGTTAGA